CATAAAACAAATTATTAACAAAAAATTCAAAAAAATGAAAGAAGTTTATTTGTACTTTCGTACACAAGCTACTCTAGGAGATGATGATGATTCAGCTCAATCGTGTATGTTTCCTTTATCTGCTTTTAAAGGTATGCACCCAACAGCTGATGACACGTTAGCTATTCATTTCTTACCGCAAATTAGAAATAATGGTGATGGTCAAGCTAATGACTTTACTAACAACGATAAAGTTATTATGACAGTTGCTGCTAATGATCATAAAGACACTATGATTGCTTTAGCTACATTATTTTCTGGAGCTGCTAATGGCGGTATACATCATGATGGCGTTATAGTAGTTGCTGATGATTTATCAAGCACTTATGCTGTACCAGAAGTATTAAGTCTTAGCACAATTAGTATTGGTGCTGCATTTGCATAGTAGATGAGATTATCTGCGCAGGATCTGCGTGACATGAATATCCTTAAGTATTACAGGCTCACTAGAAAGTGGGTCTGTAAAACTTACGGGTTAAAAGATGCAGACTTAGAATTATTAATTTATTTAGATTGTAAAGGAAGATTTACACGAAACGATTTTATCAACGGGGTTTATACATACTCATGGGATAAAGCAAGATGGGAGAGATTAAGAGATGAAGGTTGGATCGATGTATGGAGACATAGAAACAGAACAACTATAATGTACTCTGTATTTAAAACCTCGTGGAAATGCTCTCAAATGATTAGTAGGATATATCGTATCTTACTAGGTGAGGAAGACTTACCCACTTCAGAACGAAGTGTATTTTATAAAAATAAATCATATACAGATAAAGTTTACAATAAAGCTATAGATGATATGATTAAAGACAAAGATAGATAATGGGATTTAAACTAGGTAAAGCAAGACAACCATATATGAGTTATGGCAGTTTACGATCTAAACTAAAGTTTGGAGGTGAGCAAGGTGGTGACACGTCTGTACCTGGTACACCTGTTATTAGAAAACCATTAGATGAAGGTGTTATGGGTGAAGCCAATATGGATGGCACAATATATATAAATAAAAACATAATACCAGGTAGTGCAGAAGAAAGACAAGTGGTAATGCATGAAATGAGACATGCTACAGATATGAAGCTTGGTAAACTAGCGTATACAGATGATAGTGTAACATATAACGGTAAAGTATACCCAAGAAAAACAATTAATGGAAAAGATATGATAATTGTAGATGGCGTTGCAAAAGAGGCTGGTAGTCATGATTTTCCATGGGAAAAAGAAGCTAATCACGGTAATAACAGTGGAAACATTTAAATTATAATGGCAATATTAACTACAATAAACGGAATACCTTTATATAGCACATCACGTGAAGCTGATGAGTGGGCTAAATCAAAAGGTATTACTGGTGTTCATACTCATACTTATAGAGGCCAAACAGGTTATATGGGAGGCGTTGATCATGCTTCAGCTAGAAACCCTCAGCAAGAAGAACAATTTGAAAGGCAACAAGAAAATATAGAGCGACAAATTTTAGAACAAAGAAATAGAGACGTTGAAGAAGAGCAAGTAGATCAAGTTATAATACCTGTTGATTTACCAGAACAACAAACAACAGCACCACCGGCACAACAACAAACAACAACCCCATACACGCCACCGCCAACAAGCGGAGGAAGCACCGGTGGAGGTGGAGGTTATTAAAAAAAACAAAATGTTAGGAAATTTACTATCAAAAGGCACGGCAGAACTAGTTAAGAACGTGGGTGGTGTAATAGATAATTTACACACATCAAAAGAAGAAAAGCTAGAAGCTGAAAGAAAATTAAAAGATATGATTATGAGTTACGAAGCTGAGATGCAAAAGCAAGTAACAGAGAGATGGAAACTTGACATGAACAGTGATTCATGGTTAAGTAAAAATATAAGACCATTAGTACTAGTATTTTTAGTTGTAGCTACAGTATTATTAATATTTATTGATGCTGGTGCTATTAGCTTTACAGTACAAGACAAGTGGACAGACTTATTACAACTAGTATTAATAACAGTGATTGGTGCTTATTTTGGCGGTAGATCACTAGAAAAAGTAAAAAAATAAAATTATGGCAGAATATTTTGACACAGGGTGGTTAAGAACACTCACTCCAGTTACAAACCAAATTGACACAGATTCAGGTGACGATCTATTTGTAGATAAAGATGTTGTTTTTGATTGGTTAGAAATAGAAGTACCAAGAGGAATAAGTAGATTAACAAGTGCTTCTATGATTATGCAAGGTACTCATGGGGCTAGAGCAGCTGAAATTGATTTTCAATTATGGTTTGCAAAATCAAAAAACGGTGTTGCACCAGTAACCATTGGTACACCAAACGCCGCTGTTACACCACATATTAGTATTCAAACAAACTTGATGGGTGTAATTGTTTTTGATTCTACACATTCAACTGGTGATACAACACCTTATAATAACTTTTATTCAACAAGTATAGTTAGAGCTGGTGCTAATTCAGAACAAAGAGATCAAGGTTTTACTATAGATCCAGAACCTAATGTTACTGGGGGTCTTAGTAAAATATACGTAGCTGGCATAGCAATGGGTGGTATAAACTTTTCGACAAATGTGTTGTTAAACATGGGTAGTGGTGCAGCTGAAGCAGAAAAAACATCAGCTGATACTTCTAGAACTTTAACTGTTGATGGTGTTGACCCTAGAAAAGTGTTTGATATTGGCGATACAATACAAGCTATGGATTTAGCAACTATAGGTAAAGTAACTGCATTAGGATCAAATTCTATCGTGGTTGATGAAATCGCATCTGCGTTAGTTGATGAAGATGAAATTCTAACAACATCACCCGTAAGGATAAAATTAGGGTTTGAATATTAATAAATTAAATTAACTTAAATTAAATAAAATTATGGCAAAAACAAAGAAAAAAGAAAAAGTAATAGACTTAAAACCAAAAGCAGAAAAAATAACTGACGAACAATTAAAAAAAGTTCAAAAAGCTGTCAATGATATAAATAGAGCGCAATTAGAAATAGGTTCTATAGAAGTAAGAAAACATGAGATGATGCATGGTATTTCTAGTCTTAGAGAAAGTCTTACTGTATTACAAGATGAGTTTCAAAAAGAGTATGGAACTTATGATATTAATGTGCAAGATGGCACTATAAACTATCCAGAAAATGGCGAAGCTAATAAGGAAGATTAGTGTAGGTAAAGACTATAAAAACGACGCTATGCACTATGCCGTTGGTCAAGAGGTTTATGGTGGGCATACTATTTGTGATATATTAGAAGAAGAGAACAAGTACTCTATATATATTAAAAAAAATAAAGACGTACTGCCTTGGAAAGACTTTAATAAAAACATGGCGGTATCTGTGGAGTATAATCTCGAATACTAATGAAAAGCGTTCACAACTTTGTTGTAACGCCAAAAGGAGAAAGATATAACAATACTAAAAAAGTTGGTGATTCAGAGTTAATACTTAATACTGAAATATTCAACCATCAATACGTAAATAGAGAAGCAATTGTTATATCAACACCTATAATTGGTAATACAAATATAAAATCTGGTGATACAGTTATAGTACATCACAATGTGTTTCGTAGATGGCATAATGTAAAGGGTGTTGAAAAAAATAGTAGAAGTTATTTTAACGAAGACACTTATTTTATAAACCACGATCAAATCTTTTTATACAAAAAAGATAAAAAGTGGGTAGCTCCAAAAGGTTATTGTTTTGTAAAACCTTTAAAAGCTGTAGATCAATTTAATATTGAATCTGAAAAACCTCTTCAAGGTGTTGTTAAGTACTCAGACGGCGCGGTTGAAGTTAATGACTTAATTGGTTTTACACCAAACAGTGAATATGAGTTTATTGTTGATGGTGAAAGATTATATAGAGTTTTATCTAAATTTATTACAATTAAATATGAATATCAAGGAGACGAAGAAGAGTATAATCCAAGCTGGGCGCAAAGCGGTTAATGAGCTAATAAAAGTAGCAGAGGAAAAGATTATTACAAACACTGAAGATGATGTATCAGCTGATAGACTGAAGAATGCTGCGGCTACTAAAAAGCTAGCTATATTTGATGCATTTGAAATACTTAATAGAATCCAAGAAGAAGAAAACTTGCTTGAGGGAAAAACACCTAAAGAGACAGAGAAAAAAACTTTTAAAGGATTCGCAGAAGGTAGATCTAAGTAATGTACGAGCAAAGTTTAGTTAAAGCAATAGAGCCTGTAAAAAAAACTACCATAAGTAGGCTTAATAAAGGTAAAAAATGGAAATATGGTTATAACAAAGAGCATAATATTATTGTTATATCTAAAACCGGGCAAATAGGTGAAATAGTAGAAATACAAAATTTAGCTATAGCTTTACCTAAAGCACCTAAAAATATATTTAAACACGAAAAAAATAAATGGGTTAAGTTTGATCAACCTAAAGAATTAAATCGTCTTAAAAATATATTTGACTGGCGTAGTTATCCTGAGGATCAAAAAGAGCAGTGGTACGATTATATAGATGAGGAGTTTAAAAGAAGAGATGAAGGTTTTTGGTTTACAAATAATGGTAAACCAACTTATATAGTAGGAACTCATTATATGTATTTACAATGGAGCAAGATTGATGTAGGTGCACCTGATTTTAGAGAAGCAAACAGATTGTTCTTTATATTCTGGGAAGCTTGTAAAGCAGATAAAAGATGTTATGGTATGTGTTACCTAAAGAACAGAAGATCAGGGTTTTCGTTTATGTCATCTGCAGAAACGGTTAATTTAGCTACTCTTGCAAGTGATAGTAGATATGGTATACTTTCTAAAACGGGTGCTGATGCAAAGAAAATGTTTACTGATAAAGTTGTGCCAATTAGTATTAATTATCCTTTTTTCTTTAAACCAATACAAGACGGTATGGATCGTCCTAAAACAGAATTAGCGTATAGAGTACCAGCTAGTAAGTTTACAAGAAGAAAAATTACAGCAAATGAGCAAGTTGAAGATTTAGAAGGATTAGATACAACTATTGATTGGAAAAACACTGGTGATAATAGTTATGATGGTGAAAAACTAGCTCTACTAGTACATGACGAAAGTGGTAAATGGGAAAGACCTGATAATATACTAAACAACTGGCGTGTTACTAAAACATGTCTTAGGTTAGGTAGTAGAATTATAGGTAAGTGTATGATGGGTTCAACAAGTAACTCGCTAGATAAAGGTGGTGGTAATTTTAAAAAACTATACAATGCATCAGATGTCACTAAAAGAAATAGAAACGGTCAGACAAAGTCTGGTTTATACTCTTTGTTTATCCCAATGGAGTGGAACTACGAAGGATTTATTAACGAGTACGGAGTTCCAGTATTCACTACTCCTGACGCAGATGTGTTTGCCCCAGACGGTGAACTAATAGATATAGGTGTAGTTGATCATTGGAGCAATGAGGCCGAAGGGTTAAAAGGTGACCAAGATGCTTTAAATGAGTTTTACAGACAGTTTCCAAGAACTGAAGAACACGCATTTAGAGATGAAACTAAAAACTCTATATTTAATCTTGTTAAAATATACGAGCAAATAGATTACAACGAGGAAATGTCTAGAACTTTAGGAATTACAACAGGTAATTTTCAATGGGTTAATGGTGTAAAAGATTCGCAGGTAATATTTTATCCAGATACAAAAGGTAGATTCAAGCTTAGTTGGGTACCACCTCAACAATTACAAAATAGAGTGGTTTTAAAAAACGGTATAAAATATCCTGGTAATGAACACATGGGGGCATTTGGTTGTGACTCTTATGATATATCAGGGACTGTAGATGGGGAAGGTTCTAAAGGAGCATTACACGGCTTAACCAGGTTTAGTATGGAGGACGCTCCTGCGAACAGCTTTTTTTTAGAATACTTATCAAGACCACCTACAGCTGAAATATTCTTTGAAGATGTTTTAATGGCATTAGTATTTTATGGTATGCCTATACTTGCAGAGAACAATAAACCTCGTCTTTTGTATTATTTAAGACGTAGAGGATACAGAGGTTTTAGCATGAACAGACCGGATAAAATATGGAACAAATTATCTGTAGCAGAAAAAGAAGTTGGTGGTATACCAAACTCTAGCGAAGATATAAAACAAGCACACGCTGCTGCAATTGAAATGTATATACAAGATCACGTTGGCACGCGGCAAGACGGTACATTTGGTGATTTATACTTTAACGAGCTGTTAAATGATTGGAGCAAGTTTGATATAAATAAAAGAACAAAGTTTGATGCAACAATAAGCAGTGGTTTAGCTATAATGGCAAACAATAGACATTTATATGCACCAAATCCAAAAATTGAAAAACAAAAACTAAATATAAATATTTCTAGATATAAAAACACTGGAAATAATTCACAAATAATAAAATAAATATGGCATATTCTGGCAAAAGTTATTTTCCTAGTCAAACAGTAAGTGATGCTGAAAAATTAAGTTATGACTATGGTTTTAAAGTTGCTAAAGCTATAGAGACAGAGTGGTTTTACGAAGACAGAAGTTCAAATAGATATATGTCTCATTATAACGATTTTCACAAACTGAGACTATATGCTAGAGGCGAGCAATCAATACAAAAATATAAAGACGAGTTATCTATTAATGGTGATTTGTCTTATTTAAATTTAGATTGGACACCTGTACCTATAATATCTAAATTTGTAGATATTGTAGTAAACGGTATAGCTGAAAGAACATATGATATAAAAGCATATTCTCAAGATATAAACGGTATAAATAAACGTACTGAATATATGGAATCTATGCTAGCTGATATGAGAACTAAAGATCTTGACGCTTTTTCAAAACAAGCATTTGGCATATCTTTAGCTGAAAACGATGTTGAAACCTTACCAGAGTCAGAAGAAGAATTAACTTTACATATGCAGCTAACTTATAAACAAGCTGTAGAAATGGCAGAAGAACAAGCTTTAAATGTTTTGTTTGAAGGTAGTAAATACGAACTTATAAAGAAAAGGTTTTATTATGATTTAACAGTTTTAGGTATTGGAGCTGTAAAAACAAGTTTTAATACTTCAGAGGGTGTTGTCATAGATTACGTTGACCCTGCAGATTTAGTTTATTCATATACTGACTCACCATACTTTGATGATATATATTATGTTGGTGAAGTAAAATCTATACCTGTAAATGAGTTAGCAAAACAGTTTCCACATTTATCAGAAAGTGATCTTGAAGATATAATGAATAATAAAAATTATAGTAGAAATAATAACAACACAAGATATTCTGCAAAAAAAGAAGACAATAACACTATTCAAGTTTTATATTTTAATTATAAAACATACATGAATGAAGTTTATAAAATAAAAGAAACTGGAACTGGTGCGGAAAAAATAATACCTAGAGATGATTCTTTTGATCCACCTGAAAACAAAGAGGGTGGTTATTCAAGACTATTAAGATCTATAGAAACTTTATTTGAAGGTGCTCTAATATTAGGTACTGATAAGTTGCTTAAGTGGGAAATGGCAACAAACATGATGCGTCCTAAAAGTGATTTTACTAAAGTTAAAATGAATTACGCTATTGTTGCGCCTAGAATATATGATGGTAAAATTGATTCATTAGTAAAGCGTATAACAGGATTTGCAGATATGATACAGCTTACGCATTTAAAATTACAACAAGTAATGTCGCGTATGGTTCCTGATGGTGTATATCTTGATGCTGATGGTTTAGCAGAAATAGATTTAGGTAATGGAACTAATTACAACCCACAAGAAGCATTGAACATGTTTTTTCAAACAGGTAGTGTTTTAGGTAGATCATTTACGCAAGATGGTGATATTAATCCTGGTAAAGTTCCAATACAAGAAATAACAAGTGGAAGTGGTGGTAATAAAATGCAAGCACTTATTGCAAATTATAATTACTACTTACAAATGATAAGAGATGTAACTGGTCTAAACGAAGCTAGAGATGGTAGTATGCCAGATAAAAACGCTTTAGTTGGGGTACAGAAGTTAGCCGCGGCTAATTCTAACACGGCAACAAGACACATATTACAAGCTGGATTATTTTTGACAGCAGAAACAGCTGAGTGTTTATCACTTAGAATATCTGATATTATAGAGTATTCCCCAACAAAAGACGCTTTTATACAAGCTATAGGTGTTCATAATGTAGCTACACTAGAAGAAATGTCTAGTTTACATTTATATGATTTTGGAATATTTTTAGAATTAGCTCCAGATGAAGAAGAAAAAGCAAGACTAGAAAATAATATTCAAATGGCTTTACAACAACAAACTATAGATCTTGAAGATGCTATTGATCTTAGAGAAATAAAAAATGTAAAGTTAGCTAATCAGATGCTTAAAATACGAAGAAAGAAAAAACAAGAGAGAGACAGACAATTGCAACTAGAAAATATACAAGCACAGTCACAATCTAATACACAAGCTGCCCAAGCTGCTGCTCAGGTTGATGTTCAAAAAAACCAAGCTATAACACAAAGCGAAGCGCAGTTAGAACAAGTTAAAGCTCAAATTGAAGCTCAAAAAATGGCACAAGAAGTAGAGTACAAAAAACAACTAATGCAATTAGAGTTTCAAATGAACATGCAGCTAAAGCAAGCTGAAGTTAGCGGTATGAAACAAAGAGAAAAAGATAAAGAAGATAGAAAAGACGAAAGAACTAAGATACAAGCTACACAACAATCAGAAATGATTGACCAAAGAAAAAGTGGAAAACCACCTAAAAACTTTGAGTCTGCAGGTAATGATATACTAGGCGGAGGAATTGATTTAGGAGGCTTTACACCTAGATAAATTTATTAATTATTATTATATTATATTATGGCAAAAAAGAAAAAAGAAGTAGTTGAAAAAACTACACAACAAAACCAACAAGACCCAGGTGATGAAAACGTGGTAAAAGTTGATGAAAGTAAATTTGAATCTGCAGGTGACGATAACATTACGAAAGTAAACTTAGATAAACCACCAACACCAAAAGAAGAAAAAAATGAAACTAAAAAAGATAACGTTGACGACAACGGAGTGGTTGCAGAGTCTAAAGATGCCGAGCCCGTACAAGAACAAAAAGAAGTACAACCGGAAGCAGAAACACAAGAAACTCCAGCGTTAGAAGAAATAACTGAAGATTCTACTGAAGAAGAAGTAGCAGAAGTTGAAGAGCAAATAGAAGAAGCTGTTGCCGAAGCAGAGGCTACTGGGAAACCATTACCAGAAAATATTCAAAAGTTAATGGACTTTATGGAAGAAACCGGTGGTGATATAAATGATTATGTAAAGCTAAATCAAGATTATAGTAAACTAGACGATAATAATTTACTATACGAATACTACAAGCAAACAAAACCACATTTAACAAACGAAGAAATAAACTTTCTTATGGAAGACTCTTTTTCTTATGATGAAGAGGAAGATGAAGAAAGAGATATACGAAGAAAAAAATTAGCGCTTAAAGAGCAAGTTGCCAGCGCTAGAAGCCACCTGGACGGGCAAAAGTCCAAATACTATGAAGAAATAAAAGCTGGTTCAAAGCTTACGCCTGAACAACAAAAAGCTGTAAACTTCTTTAATAGGTATAACAAAGAGTCAGAAGAGACTAAAAAACAAGCAGAATTACAAAAATCTAATTTTTTAAATAAGACAAAAAATGTTTTCAACGATAAGTTTAAAGGTTTTGAATATAATGTCGGTGATAAAAAATACAGATTTAACGTAAATAACGCTAGTGAGGTTAAAGAAACTCAAAGTGATATTAATAATTTTGTCAAAAAGTTTTTGAACGAAAAAAATGAAATGTCAGATGCTAAAGGTTATCATAAATCTCTATTTACAGCGATGAACGCTGATGCTATTGCAAAACACTTTTACGAACAAGGTAAAGCTGATGCTATGAAAAATAGTGTTGCTAAAGCTAAAAACGTTGATATGAATCCAAGGCAGGCCCATGGACAAGTTGAGGCCGGTGGAGTAAAAGTAAAAGTTTTAGGTAATAATTCTTCTGATTTTAAGTTTAAAATTAAAAACAATAAATAACAATTTAAAATTACAAAATTATGGCAATTTCAAATCCTGGTGGTTTGTTAAATAGTACACCTGCTTCAATACAGCAAGCACTATCTACAAACTACCTAGACTTAGCTGCAACCGCAAATGAAGGTTGGGCTCAACAATATGTACCAGACCTAATGGAGAAAGAAGCTGAAGTTTTCGGACCGAGAACTATTTCAGGTTTCTTAGCTCAAGTAGGTGCTGAAGAGGCTATGACTGCTGATCAAGTGGTATGGTCTGAACAAGGAAGATTACATCTTTCATACACATGTACAATGACAGATAATAACGGTAATATCAACGGTTCACTTAACGGTGGTAAAGTTACTATTACTGATCACATTGACACTAATGCTGTTTACGCTACAGGTACACATGGTGTTAGAGTTAATGATACTGTTATCGTTGCTAATCCAGAAGCTGTTATTAAAGCTTTAGTTACTGAAGTTGATGGTAACGTTGTGGAACTAGCGCCTTATGGTGTAGCTGATTGTTCTGCAATTACTGATACAAAAACTGATTGTGTTATTATGGTTTACGGTTCAGAATATGCAAAAGGTAAAAAATACCTTAGCGCTGCTGCAGCTGAAGCTGACACAAGAGGTGCTAACGAACCAAGCTTTAAATCTTATACTAATAAGCCAATTATTATGAAAGATTACTACGAAGTATCAGGTTCTGATGCTTCTAGAATTGGTTGGGTTGAGGTTTCTACTGAAGCTGGAGGTTCTGGGTACTTATGGTACTTAAAAGCTGAAGCTGATACAAGAGCTCGTTTTACTGATTATATTGAGATGGCAATGTTAGAAGGTGAACTTGGTGTTCACGGTACTGATGCTGTTGATAATTTCTTAGGAACTGCTGGTGATGCAACTGGTACGCAAGGTTTATTCGCTGCTATCACGTCAAGAGGTAACGTTACTACTGGTGTTACTGGTACTAGTGCTGCTACTGATTTAGCTGAGTTTGACGCTATTTTAGCTGAGTTTGACAAACAAGGTGCTATTGAAGAGTATATGATGTTTGTTAACAGATCAACTAGCCTAGCTATTGATGACATGCTAGCTTCAATGAACACTTATGGTGCTGGTGGTACATCTTATGGCGTATTTAACAACTCTGAAGATATGGCGCTTAACTTAGGTTTCTCTGGATTCCGAAGAGGTTCTTATGACTTCTACAAGTCTGACTTTAGATACTTAAATGACAAAGCGACAAGAGGTGGTATTAACGACGCTGCTAATGCTAACGCTATTAGAGGGGTTATGATTCCTGCTGGTGTTTCTTCAGTTTATGACCAAACTGTTGGTGCTAGTATGAAACGTCCGTTCTTACATGTTAGATATAGAGCTTCACAAACTGATGACCGAAGAATGAAAACTTGGGTTACTGGTTCAGTTGGCGCTTCTACATCTGCTTTAGATGCAATGCAATTACACTTCTTATCTGAAAGATGTTTAATTACTCAAGGTGCTAATAACTTTATGTTAATGAAGTAAGCACTTATTATATTAAAGACCGGGGCTTCGGCCTCGGCCTTTTATTTTTATTAATTTTATTATATATTATATTATGGCAAAAAAAGAAAAAACAGAAAAAGTAGAGGTACCTGTTGTTGAAACACCAGTTGTTAAAACACCAAAACCTAAAAAAGTTGAACCTAAAAAACCTAGTTGGGAAATAAAAGATAGAGTTTATTATTTAAAAGGAAACAATAAACCGTTATCATATATGCTAAAAACAAACGGTATATATTATTTCGACGAAGAAAAAGGTTACGAAAGAGAACTTAAGTACTGTCAAAATCAAAGAACTCCTTTTGTAGACGAAATGCAAGGCGATCAAAGATTAGAGCATGTTGTTTTTAGAAACGGTGTTTTATTTGTAGAAAAACAAAAAACAGTTTTACAAAAATTATTATCTTTATATCACCCTCATAATGCAAACATTTTTTATGAACATAAGCCTGAAGCTGTTGCTGAGACAGAGATAGAAACTTTAGAAATGGAAGCAGATGCAATATTAGCTGCTAGAGAAATGGATATTGATATGGCTGAGGCTATTATGCGTGTAGAAAAAGGATCTGCAGTATCTAACATGAGTTCTAAGGAACTTAAAAGAGATTTACTAGTGTTTGCTAGAAACAACCCTTCTTTGCTCTTAGAGCTAGCCTCTGATGATAATGTTCAACTTAGAAATTTTGGTATTAAAGCAACCGAACTTGGTATTATTAAATTATCAAGTGATCAAAGAACTTTTAGTTGGGGATCTAATAGTAGAAAACTAATGAGCGTTCCATTTGATGAACATCCATACACTGCTTTAGCGCATTGGTTTAAAACTGATGAAGGTATGGAAATATATGCAAATATAGAAAAAAGATT